CTTCCTCCCTGACGGTAACTCTAAAAACACTTTCTTTTGGCAAGAACGAGCAATGATTCGTTTACCTTTCAATGGCATCAAAGGAGAGATGGAATCCAAGCAAGTTATGGTACAAGTGCCTTGCGTGGAAATGTGGCAGGAAGCCTGCCCAATCTTGGCAGAAGTACGCACCTGGTTCAAGGACAAGAGCCTTGAAGATATGGGTCGTAAGTACTGGAAGAAACGCAGTTACATCTTCCAAGGCTTTGTGCGTGAAAACCCACTCAGCGATGACAAAACACCAGAGAATCCCATTCGCAGATTCATCATTGGTCCGCAAATCTTTACAACTATCAAAGGCGCCTTGATGGATCCTGAACTGGAAGAATTGCCAACAGACTATTTGCGTGGCCTGGACTTCCGTATTAGCAAAGGCGCCAAAGGCGGCTTTGCTGACTACAATGGTTCCAAGTGGGCACGTAAAGAGTCTGCATTGACTGAAACAGAACAAACTGCTATCGAAGCACATGGTTTGTTTGACTTGAGCACATTCTTGCCCAAGAAGCCAGGCGATGTTGAAATGCGTGTGATCAAAGAGATGTTTGAAGCAAGTGTTGATGGCCAGCCATACGACACAGCTCGTTGGGGACAGTACTTCCGTCCAGCTGGTGTTCAGGCACCGGCAGGAGCAGCACCAGCAGTTGATGACGAAGTAGTTGTGCCAGTTGCTCGTACAGCAACCGCCGTACCATCGGCCTCTAACTGGGAAGATGACGCAGCCGAAGCAGCCGCTGCTCCGATTGCTACTCCTAAACCAGCACAGAAGGCAGAAGACATTTTGGCTATGATTCGTAGCCGTCAAAAGCAGTAATGTGATAATTATAGAGGGCTTGTCCCTCTATAATTGTTTGTAACATGAAATTTTTGTCCAAGTCTGAGTTAAAACAATATCTTGAAACAACACACAACTACAACATAGTTGGATTGATTGATATTGATACTCTTGTAACATTACCTCGTCATACATTGTATGAAAAGTTCTTGCAATGGCATAAGATAGAATATCAAACACAAGACCGCATTGTTTTATACAGCCAACAGATTGTGACAGAAAACATTTTGTTGCATATCAAACAGTGTGCAGATAAGATTGATATTTCTTCTTTCTTTATTTTGATTTGCGGCCCCGAGTCGCCTGGTGATCTATTTTCTCATATAAACATTGAGTTTACTGATTTGCCTGAGATATCAACAAGCAATACTTTTTTAAAATTACCTGAATCTTTTTGTTTTGCTCCATGGTCACACATGGAGATCTCATCTGTTGGTGAATTTAAGCCTTGTTGTGTCTACGGAGAGTCTATCAAGAAAGATAACGGTGACACCTACAACATCAACACTGATAGTATCACTGATGTTTACAACAGCAATTATCTAACTAACCTTAGACACAATTTTGTTGCTGGACAACGGCCTACTGAATGTAACACATGTTGGTATAAAGAGAGTCACGGAAATGAAAGCAATAGATATTGGACAACTACTGCATTAGGGAACGCAGTTGAGTTAACACAAGTAGAACAACCAACATTGTCTAATTTAATTAGTCTAGATATCAAGTTAGGAAATCTGTGCAATTTTAGATGCAGAATTTGTAACGAACAGTCTAGTTCTCGAATCGCCGGTGAAAAAATAAAATCAAATTCCATTGATAAAATCAAAATACAGAATATCAACAGCAATGGCAATTGGGTTAATAAATCAAACATCTGGAAAGAACTAGAAATCATTGCTCCGCAGTTGACAAATCTTGATTTGTATGGTGGTGAACCGTTGATGATTCCGCAACAGGTTAAATTTTTAGACTTTTTGATAGATAACAATTATTCAAAAAATATTAGAATTCACTATAATACCAATGGCTCAATTTTTCCGGACAAACTTCTACACAAGTGGAGTAAATTCAAACAAGTTGCAATGGCATTCAGTATAGATAATTTAGGACAGAGATTTGAGTTGGAACGTGATGGGGTACCATGGGAAGTGGTTGATTCTAACATTGATAAGTTTTTATTAAACCGTTTACCAAACATGACTAACAGTGTGTATGCTACTGTGAGTATACAAAATATCTGTTACTTGGATGAATTGATTGATTGGTATGAATCCAAGAAATTTGATGCATTGCATTTAAATATTTTACAAGAACCATCGTTCATGAGTATTGCCGCAATGAATCAAGATCTTGTGAATCTAGTGCTATCTAAATTAACCAAAATTGATGTACATCGTGCCCAAAAATACGGTATAGATAAATTGATCAATTTTGTTAAAACCAACGTAACATCAACCGATCAGGTTGAATTATTCATTGCATATATGCTAAACTTAGACAAACTAAGAAATCAAAAATTTAGTCTTACTCATCCTGAGATAGCTAAAGCAATAAACTACATTAACTAGGAAACAAAATGGCTAAACCATTCGACATTAGTAAATTCCGCAAGGAAATCACAAAAAGCATTGACGGATTGTCAATCGGCTTTAACGACCCTACTGATTGGATCAGTACAGGTAATTTTGCATTGAACTATTTGATCTCTGGCGATTTTAACCGCGGCATTCCGCTTGGCAAAGTCACTGTGTTTGCTGGCGATTCTGGTGCAGGCAAAAGCTACATCTGTAGCGGCAACATTGTTAAACACGCACAAGAGCAAGGCATCTTTGTTGTGTTAGTCGACAGCGAAAACGCTCTCGACGAAAACTGGCTCAAAGCATTAGGTGTTGACACTAGTGAAAGCAAGCTGCTCAAGTTGAGTATGGCCATGATTGATGACGTTGCTAAAACTATTGCTACATTCATGAGCGATTATAAAGCCCTACCAGATGGTGACCGCCCAAAAGTATTGTTTGTGATTGACTCGTTGGGTATGTTGTTGACCCCAACCGACGTTAATCAGTTTGAAGCAGGTGACATGAAAGGTGACTTAGGACGTAAACCCAAAGCACTTACAGCACTGGTTCGTAACTGTGTAAATATGTTCGGTAGTTACAATGTAGGCTTGGTTTGTACCAATCATACATACGCCAGTCAGGATATGTTTGACCCAGACGACAAAATTTCAGGAGGCCAAGGCTTTATCTATGCAAGTTCAATTGTGGTTGCTATGAAGAAGATGAAGCTCAAAGAAGATGAAGACGGCAACAAGGTTAGTGATGTAAACGGTATCCGTGCCGGTTGCAAGGTTATGAAGACTCGTTACGCAAAACCTTTTGAAGGCGTGCAAGTCAAGATTCCTTACACAACAGGTATGAGTCCATACTCAGGGCTTACTGACTTGATTGAAAAGAAGAATCTTCTCAAGCGTGAAGGCAACAGCTTGGTGTTTACCACCAGCGATGGAGAAATTATCAAGAAGTTTCGTAAGGCCTGGGAAAAGAACGACGACGGTTGCTTGGATACTGTAATGAAAGACTTTGGCAACCAAAAAGCAGAAGTAAGTACAGTTGAAGAGGATGCCGAGTGATGAAAATATTGATTATCGGCGACAGCTTTGCTGCCGATTTTTCAGTAAAATATAACGATTACCCAGGATGGACAAAATTGTTATCTCAAGACCACAATGTAACAAATTTAGCACAAGCTGGGATAACTGAATATAAGATTTGGTTACAGTTAGAAAGTATTGACAACTTGTCGGAATATGATTTAGTAATAGTAAGTCATACAAGCCCGTATCGTGTTCACACAATAAAGCATCCAGTTCATTACAATGATCCTTTGCATAAACATGCTGATTTAATGTTAAAAGATTGTGAATACCATCTGAGTAGAATTAAGTTTTGGTTTAATAAAGCATTGTTGTCAGCAGTAGGATTTTACAAATATCATTTTGACAAAACATATTTTGAAACAATATATACAATGTTTCGTGAACGTATTAACAATAAATTATCTGGGCATGATGTTATTGTAATAAACAATTTGCCAGGCAATCTTGAATTTGCGTTTGAAACTATAGTTCTTGATTTTAGCAAATTATGGGAACATGAACCTGGATTGATAAATCATTACAGTAAACTAGGTAACCAAAAAATCTATCACAGTATTAAAAATACTATTAAAGATATAACATTAAGGAATAAAATTAATGAGTGAAACACTAGCAGCAGAAATTTGGGGGGAACTCAAACGCTTTGTAAACACAGTTGACCGTGCAGAAGCCGCAGACATTCTGGTTTCTGTATTAATTGATAATGATGCAGATCCTGATGACATCAAATCTGCGTTTAAAGGTGATTCTGAGGTCAAACGTGCATTAACTGCATACATGGATCAAGGTCATGACGAGTTTGAGGAGGACGAAGATGAATATGATGAAACAGACTCGGACGAAGAAGACGAAGAAGAATATTAATGTGGTATAACCGTGTAGTTGCGGATCTTGGTAAAATACCAGATTTTATCTCATACTATGAGAAAGAGCTTGACCAGGCCAAAGCTGAGGTTAAAATTGGCGGCCTGATCGAGCGTAATCTCAAGGAACTTCCGGGTGTGACAGAACATAGGTTTTATCAGCTTCAGGAAATTGAAGCTGTGCTAGGTTTTCTTAACATACAGCTACGCAAGATTCGCCGCAAACACTTTCAAAAGTATTTGGAAGCATATGCCAGGGCATTGACATCACGTGATGCTGAAAAGTATGTGGACGGTGAAGATGAAGTGATTGATTATGAAACCATTATCAACGAAGTGGCATTGTTACGCAATCGTTGGTTGGGTATCATGAAGGGTCTTGAGAGTAAAAACTTTATGTTAGGCCATATGGTTCGTCTGAGGTCCTCTGGCATGGAAGATATTCAAGTTTGAAGCAGTCTGGCCAGTGGCAGGCCAGTTGCTATTTCTTCAACTGTCCATTCCGTGTGGGCAATCTGACTCAACCATTCTTCTCTATCGGGCCTGTTGGGTTTTTCTATATTGCCCATGGTTAAATTACCCACAGAAGAGGCCAAACTGCTAAGTCCTACAAACGCCGGCACACCTGCAATCACAGCTTGGCTACCAGGTCCAGAGTTGTGATTGATCACTGCCCAAGTGTTGGTTAATGCAGAATCAAAGTCAAACCTATCTGTTGCCAGCTTTTGCGGACGTTGTACAATAACGCCGCTAGGCATAACAACTGATTGTCTTGGATGTGGGCGAACAACTATGGGACGTTCGGTAAATTTCCTCAAGTGATCTACAGTTTCCTGCAACCACACTTGCATTTTAGGCCCATGACTCCATTGCCCACTGTCACTGCGTTGCAGTGCAATTAGAATATTTGTTCCGCTGTTGGTCCAAGATTTGAGTTTGAGACCTAGTTTGTTTGCGCGACTAGTATCACTACCCTTTCCGTATGTACCACCAGACAATGTGCTGTTGAGACACAACTTCCAAGTAATGCCACGTTTGAGCATGCCCACTTCGACAATTAATACATCACGTCCTGTGCTTCTATAGTGTTCATATACTTGTTTGTTTGGTAGCATACGCCCTGCCCAAAGAAAACTCCAGATCACAGCAACATCTGCATCCATGTTGTGATGGCTTGTTTGAATACCAAGTCGTGTTAATCCTTCTTTCACAGCCGCAAACACTGGCATACTGTTTGATGCTCCATACTGATTAAAAATACTAACGTGCATATTTTTATTTGTTAAATAGTTCTAGTAATTATGAAATTTGCAGTAGTCACAACATTTAATCAAGCAGGATACGAATCCTACGGTCGCCGAATGATCGAAACGTTTCTTGCAAATTGGCCAGCAGAGGTTGATCTTTGGGTGTACGCAGAAGATTGTGTTGTACCATTTACAGCGCCAAATCTACATGTATTAGACCTTAACCAGTCTTGCCCTAGATTGGTATCGTTTAAAAAACAATGGAAAAATGTACCTTATGCCAACGGAGATGTAACAAATGATCCTATTAAGAGTCTTCGCAAAGATGCAGGCTAAGGATTCAAATGGGACGCACTAAGATTCAGTCACAAAGTATATGCTATATTTCATTGTGCTCAACACATTGAATCTGATATACTTTTATGGATGGATGGCGATACTGTGTGCCACAGCACTATTACCCTGGCAGATCTAGACCGCTTGTGTCCCCCAGATCGAGACCTGTGCTTTTTGGGACGGCAAGGCAAATACTCTGAATGTGGCCTGTATGCTATGAATCTCACAAGACCCAATACAAAAACTTTCTTGCAAAAGTTTCAACGCATGTACGACGATGCTGAACAGGGAATATTTACACTCAAAGAATGGCACGATAGTTATGTGTTTGATGATGTACGAAAGCAATGTGTGCTAAACGAACTAGATTGGTCCGGTCATTTGATTACCGGTGAAGGACATCCCTTGATCAACTCGGAATGGGGTGCATACTTGGATCATCTCAAAGGTTCTCGTAAAGATCTAGGACGTAGCAAACGTATGGATTTAAAGGTGCAACGCACAGAAGCATATTGGCAATGACCTGGATATTCCTAAATAAAAACAATGCAGACGAGTACATTGAAATGTTTGCTGCCGGATCACAAACAGTGCCCACTTGTTTGGAAACGTGGCGTTACGAAGATAGCAATGCTCCGCTGGTGCTGCGTGGTATAATGAAACACAAGATTATCCGACGCTGTTGGACGGATCAACGACAGTTCTATTACATGGACTCGGGTTATCTAGGCAACAGACCCAGCATGACCAATCCCAATGGTTGGAAGTTGTATCACAGAATTGTACCAAACGATCTACAGCATGGTGCTGTGATTGATAGACCCGCAGATAGATTGCAAAGATTAAACGTCAAGATCCGTCCCCGACAGAATCACTGCAGAGACATCTTGATAGTGGCGCCAGACGAAAAGCCTTGTATTTTCTATGGTATCACCTTAGACGAGTGGTTAAAGACCACAACGGATACTATCCGGCAATATACTGATCGTCCCATACGCATACGAGAGCGTCCTGTGTCAAGACAGGATCGCAAAACACAACAGCCCAAAGAGTGGTTGAACGATGTGCATGCAGTGGTCACATTTAATAGCACAGCCGCAACAGAAGCAGTACTGGCCGGTGTACCTACATTTGTCACGGCACCTGCCAATGCCGCTAGGCCTATGAGCAATCTAGATTTAAGCACAATAGAAACACCCTGGTTCCCGGATAGTGACCAGGTATATAAGTGGGCATGCCACTTGGCGTATGGACAGTTCCATACCACAGAACTGGCCAATGGCACCGCAGCCGCAATACTCAAGGAGACTCAAAATGCGTGAACATTATGGATGGCAATTTCCCGACTTCGAAACACAC